CGTACTACCTATAATACTGAGGAGGTAAGGACTTAGTTAATTCTAAATAAATTTAGCACTCGACTATGTATTAGAAACAACAATAAAAGCAAAAGTATTCTCTACTGCATCAATAAATAAGAAAGATTGGAGGAAGAAAGAGAACGAACTCTTCTGGGTATAATGGGATGGTAAAGTACCTTCTGGTGATCCTTTCAAAACAACTCACGGAAATAATAGCAGATGCATAGCTGTCGCACGAAGAATGGTAAAAGAAATGGGATTAGTACTGTACGATGGTAAGGTGGCTAAATGGGATTGTTTTTTAAAACAAGGAGGGGATGATTCATTATTCGGAATATCAGAGATGTATGTAGAAAGATTCTTAAAAGAGTTCCAGAGACACTACTGTACACAGGAAAACTAAATGAATGGATGTGGATTCTACATGAGAAAATTCAATGATCTAGGAAATAAGATTGACTACCTATCTAAGACAGGCTACGTAGATGAATTTGGAGCATTTATGATAAGGATACCTCTGAAGACAGTTCTAACATGTGCTTATACCAAATCAAAGACCGCAATAAGTTCAATTAATTATTGCGTAATGTCATAATTACAGTCATGGGGTGGTACAATAGGTCATGTACTAAAGATAATAGCAGACAGGGTATATACTCAGTGCATAGAGAAAACAGACTTATAGTTATTAAATAAGTACTCACTGGACGATCAAAAGAACCTTGAATGGAGCGATACGAATGTATTATTAATTAACTAAAACCATGAAATACAAACCCGAGTGCTGTCTATAACCCAAGGATTAAAAGATGTATAAGATCTTTGTTATGAATTAGAACAAGAGGAAGAAACATACTAACACGTAAAAGTAAAGGGTAGGACAGCAATAAAAAAGCCAGTAAAAATGAATAATACTAAAGTAGATCAAAATATAGATAGAACCGATATAAAGTAATTAGTTCAGCAACTAATAAATGAAGGCGCCGTGTAAGCATATGTACCCACAAAAAGAGTGATAGATAGGAACGGCAATAGAGATGTAGCAGGTAATGCTAAGTTAATGAAGAAATTGATATTAGAACAGAGAAAGACACAGGACTATATCAAGGAGAGAAAGTAGAGTTAAAAAGATGTATGGGGACTAGGTATATAACAGGAGATATAAAAATATGAAGCAGGAGATAAGTTAACACTAGAAGAATTGTAAAAATTCAGAGACTTCTTGAAAGGACCATCACTATCAACTAGTGAGGCAAGATAAGCTGGATATCCCATAGATTTCTAATAAAAGTAACAATACAGAGATGAACGTAATAAAGAATTGAATGAAGAAGTTTACAATAAGACAGGAATGTCTCCGTCTGGCGCTAATCTTGATGCACTAATGAGCGGTATGATAAAAAATGGATTAATGATAAGCAAAATTAGTCACTCAAAGCTCAAGATGTTGATAGCTATGGATGATTGGGGTACTGTTGCAAAATACGCAGCACCAGCAATAATGAAATTTGGTGAGGAGGCAATAGAGAAACTGTGGAACAGATACAAACCTTCAATAATGAAATTCCTAGGACATGACATAGGACTAGACGAGGACGATTACAGAAAAGACCCTGTCAGGCAACCGTCAATAATATCTGAGAACTCATAGGTCAGATTTAGAGAAGGATAAGTATCGAACTTAAAAGATAGTTACTCACCTACAGCAGTCAATCTAGGAACTACAGCAACATTTGTATGTCCAGAGAAATTTTCTTATAGAAGAGCTTCGATATTTCCTGTCAAAACAGCACTAATAAGTTCAACTTATGAGTTAACAGCAGAATTGGATGCATATGGTAATGCCTGTTATGTAATTTTTCCTCATAAGATAGGATATACAGGAGGTAATACATATGCACAACATGGATTTGTTTTTGCACCACATAAGGGAATAAGTACTTCAACAACAAACTATGCACCTACAACAGGAAATTATACAGCAACGACAGCAACCACATTCCCAGGACCCTTAAATGCAGACGTAGTATCAGGGCAGTTTAGTACCTACAGAGTAGTAGGTTTCTCAGTTATGTTCACACCTACAGGATCAACAAATACTACTCAAGGCAATGCCTGCTTGGCATATTACCCAACAGCACAGGCAAATAGTAGCAGTGCTTGGGCACCACTAGGTGACTCAGTACCTACACTACAGAAAGCACTATAGAGTGAATTTGTCTAGAGCGCTAATATGTTGTCTCCTTTGAGAATGATACATGTACCGGACTAAGATGATTACATGTAATAGGCTCTGACATCAGAGAGCCTTTATCCTTTCGTAAACAGTAGTGAGTATTTTGTACTACTACTAACTGGAGGAGCTTCTAATACTAGTTACACTTAGTTTCAATCAGTAGGCAAAATAGATATATCATATGTATTAGAGATAACCCCAGCACAGACAAAGGTACTATATGCATAACTGGACTATGCTATACCGGGTGTTTATACAAATTGTCTTATCAGTGCAATGATATAGAAATTCAACCTAATACAGATGCTTGATTATCCTAATTCAGTCAAATTAGCAACTTTGATATATAACTCCAAGAGTACTGAATATAGCTACTTACTGTAGCTCATAACAGGATTCATAGAATAATAGTCACTAGTCAATCTGAGTAAAGGAGGTACGTCACTAGGAGTTAGTAACAATAATAATATAATGCAGGAGCTTAAGATGGATAATGGCTCTGACGTGGATTATATTACCATGATAATGAGAGTTTGGTATTACTCTGACAAAAGTACTACAGCAAGTCTGTATAAAAATAGAGTTTGGTATGACTCTGATAAAAGTACTACAGTGGAACTGTATAAAAACAAGCTTTAAAAGCATAGGGAATAACCCGACTGTACTATGTGTACTTAAAGGCAAAGCTAAGTCTAGCACAAAAGAGACTGGTATAACTCTGACAAAAATACTACAGTGGAACTGTATAAAAACAAGCTATTAAAAGCATAGGGAATCACCCGACTGTACTAAGTGTACTTAAAGGCAAAGCTAAGTCTAGCACACTCAGAAAGAGAGTAAGCATGTAGGACATGTGGGGAAGATACAAGAGCTTCAACAACCAACTTTTATGTCGACACTCAGGGCAACACGTCCCATCATGAGAGGTACATAATATTGGAAAAC